AGGTTATCAAACTTCAACACTTACATTATCTGTAGGAACAGCATATACAGTCACAGTAGGTGCTGGTGGTTCTGGTGGAGATGGAACTACTAGTGCTGGTGGTCATGGTAGCAACGGGTCTAATTCATCTTTTGGAGCTGTAACTGCTTCTGTGGGTGGAGGTGGTGGTGGTGCAAATGATGGCACAGGACAAGCAAATGGAAATAATGGCGGTTCTGGAGGTGGAGCACACTATAACGGAACTGCTGGCACAGGAACTTCTGGTCAAGGTAATGCTGGAGGAACAGCTACTACCAGTCCAAACTATGGTTCTGGTGGTGGTGGCGGAGCAGGTGCTGTAGGTGGAAATGGAACTACAACAAATGGTGGTAACGGAGGAGCAGGTACAGCTTCCTCTATAACAGGAACTTCCGTAACTTACGCAGGTGGTGGCGGTGGTCAAATTACTTCAGGAACTGTTGGAAGTGGTGGTTCAGGTGGTGGAGGTGCTGGTACTGGTGTTGCTGGTACAGCTAATACAGGTGGTGGCGGTGGTGGTGCTTCATGGAGTGCTGCTGGTTCTCCTGGGACTTCAGGTGCTGGCGGTTCTGGCGTAGTAATCATTTCAGTTCCAACTGCAAATTACTCTGGTACTTACACAGGCGCATCTGTAACTGTAACTACATCAGGCTCAAACACAATCCTTCAATTCAATCAATCAGGAACTTATACAGCTTAAGGAATATTATGTCGCATTTCGCTAAAGTCCTTGATGGCAAAGTTTTAAAAGTTATCGTAGCAGAGCAAGAGTTTTTTGATAATTTTGTTGATGATAGCCCAGGTAATTGGATTCAAACTTCTTATAACACTTATGGAAATGTGCATTATGGTGCAGATGGAAATCCTGATGGTGGTGTTGCATTAAGAGGCAATTATGCTGGAATAGGTTATGTTTATGATTACGAGCATGATGTTTTTTATCCTTCACAGCCATACCCAAGTTGGATTTTAAATCAAGACACTTGGACTTGGAATTCTCCAACACCTTACCCTGATGATGGTGCTAGATACATTTGGAATGAGGAAAATTTAAACTGGGTTGAGGTGGTTTAATGTTTGGATTTAGCGCTTTTGCTACAACAGCATTTAACTCCCTCAAACGTGCAGTTATTCCACCAAATCCTAATGTTTGGGGTTCTAAAGGCGGTATTGGCAAGAAAAAGAAAGAGAACATTAAGCTTTCTGCTCGTGCTGAGTTAAAAGAATATCTAGCTAGTGTATTTGCTGATCCTGTAGCTGAAGATTTTAAAGAAGAAGTTGCAGAGTACGTCAAACCGTCACAAGGTTTATCAGTCAATTCTATTGATTACGGTAAATTAGCTCAAAACGTAGAGCTAGTTGAACGAATCATGGCACAGATTAGAGATATACAACAAGAACAGGAGGATGAAGCGTTACTACTAACGCTCATGTAACCATGGCGGCAATTAACGATATTACAGGCGATTCTATACAGACTCGCACTAAAGGTAAGACTTACGATACTAACTTTGACAAGATTGATAAAACAATCAGATTAGTTGAAGAAGAACGTAAAGAAACAGATTTAGAAGAAATGAAAGCTCGATTCCTAGAACATTGGGGATATGAAGGTGAAAAGGGCGAAAAGGAATGGGAAGCTAAACTAGCTTTTATGCAAAGGCAAGGCTCTATCTCTGTTCCTTATGTAAGAGATGATGTCAAACCATACCAATCAATGATTGATGGTCGCATGATTGAAGGCAAGAAAGCCCATAGAGAGCATTTAAAGCGTAACAACTGCATAGAAGCAGGTGATATGCCTATAAAGAATCCTGAACGTCCGAAGGATAATAGCTTGAAAGAGCGATTGATTTACGAAGTAATGGAACGCCACAGAGGTCAGTGGAAATAATTTAACAAGGAGCAACAAATGGCAAAAGTAGCAAACTTAACAGGTTCTGGTATTGCTGGTGGCGCTGCACAATCTATCGTAGGTCGTGTATCTCTAGCACAAACAGCATCTGGCGCAACACAAGGCGCACAAACAGCAGTAAATGATATTGTTCAATACACATCATCAACTTCTAACTATGGTCCAACTTTATCAGCTAAAGCAGCACCTGGCGATACAGTAACTATCGTTAATGGTTCAGCTAACACAATCAAAGTATGGCCAGCATCAGGTTTTTCAATCAATGGTGGTACAGCAGATGCTGCATTATCTATTGCAACATTAGTAACAGCTCAATTTATCTCACTAGGTGATGGTAACTGGGTAGCAATTAAATCAGCTTAATAATATAAGGAAAGCAAAATGGAGAACCAGACTACTCTGGATGAACCAATTAGCCTTCGAGATACAATCGAAAATGCTATTGAATCAACAGAACCAGAAGTAACATCAGAATCGACCTCACAGGAAGCCACAGAAAGCCCTAAAACAGAGCGAGTAAGGGATGAGTCAGGGAAGTTTGCAAAAACGTCAGAAACGGCTCAAAAAGAGCCTTCTGAAGCATCTGTTGATAATTATGAGCAAGAAGAAGTAAAAATTGAAACAAAACCTCGTCCTTCTTCATGGAAAAAGGATTATGAGGAGCATTGGGGCAAATTAGACCCAACTTTGCAGGATTATATCCAACAAAGAGAAGCTGATTATGCTAAAGGCGTTTCAACTTACAAAAATCAATGGGATATGGCAGCTCCACTTGTTGAAGCTATCCGTCCTTTTGAACCTTTATTAAAGCAACACGGTTTAGAACCAACACAATGGATTAGCAATTTAGGTAAAGCACACGCAACTTTAGCAATGGGTTCCCCAGAGAAGAAGCTTGAGATGTTTGCTCAATTAGCTAACGATTATGGTGTTAATTTAGGTGCATTGACAGGTCAAACTGGTTACGACCCTCAATTCTCTCAATTAGCACAAGAGTTAAATCAAATTAAGAATCAATGGTCAAGCTTCCAAAGCTCGCAAGAGCAGCAAGAGCAAGCCCAACTCCAAAATGAGATTACGTCATTCTCAAATGACAAACCTTATTTTGACGAAGTTCGTGAAACCATGGCTGGATTACTCCAAAGCGGAATGGCAGACGATCTTCAATCAGCTTATGACAAAGCTATCCGATTAAACGATGACGTATTTCAGAAAGTAAGCGCTGAACAAGCACAGAAATCTGAAGCGGCTCAACGAGAAAAGGTAGCAGCTGCCAAAGCAAAGGTACTCTCACCAAAATCAACAACGCCTACAGCGTCAGCGACCAATGGTGGTAAGACCGCAAGTTCTGCTAGAGAAGCTATCATGCAAGCCATGGAAGCACATTCAAGCGGTTTAATCTGACAATAAATAAGGAGTGACATTATGGCATTTGCCAATTCAACCGTGTCAGACATTATTGCAACTACCATTCAAAGTCGTAGTGGCAAATTGGCTGACAACGTAACACTAAACAACGCTGTTCTTGATCGTTTACGCAAACGTGGTAACGTACGCCCATTCTCTGGCGGTAACGTGATTCTTGAAGAAATCATGTACAACGACAGCAACACTAACAACACTAACTCATACAGCGGTTACGAAACTCTGAACATTGCGCCTAACAGCCCAATCTCAGCAGCTCAATTCTCTATCGCTCAATACGCTAGTGCTGTAACAATCTCTGGTTTAGAGATGTTGCAAAATAGTTCTAAAGAAGCAATCATCGACTTGTTAGAAGGTCGTGTACAAGTTGCTGAAGGTCAATTGTTAAACCGTATCCAAACAGACATCTATGGTAACGGTACAGGCAATGGCGGTAAAAACTTAACTGGTTTGGCTGCTGCTGTAGCTGACAGTCCTTCAACTGGCGTTTACGGTGGTATTAATCGTGCTACTTGGGACTTCTGGCGTAACCAAGCTTTCTCAGGCGTAACAGACGGCGGTGCTGCTGTTTCTGCTGCTAACATCCAAGCTTACATGACACAATTGGCTATCAAGCTAGTTCGTGGTAATGACAAGGCTGACATGATTGTAGCTGACAACAACTACTACTCACTATACGTAAACTCATTGCAAGCTATCCAACGTGTAACTTCTGTTGAAGAAGGTGCTGCTGGTTTCGCTTCATTGAAATTCTACGGTGGCGGTACATCTGCTGACGTGGTACTTGGTGGTGGTATTGGTAACCAAGCAACTGCAAACCACATGTGGTTCTTGAACACTAACTATCTATACTTCCGTCCTCACACAGATCGTAACTTCGCTCCTATCGGTGGCGAACGTCAATCAGTGAACCAAGACGCTGTTGTTAAGTTAATTGGTTGGGCTGGTAACTTAACTAGCTCTGGTCCACAATTCTGTGGCGTTCTTAAGGCTTAAGGAGATATAACATGGCATATTCAGTAACCCCTATCTCTGGCGTAAACCTTACTTCAGCTGCTCAAACACAAGTAGCTTCTGACGGCTCTACTTTAATTCCTAACATGGGTCCGTTAGGTAACGAAGTGTTCGGTTCAGACGGCTTACGTTATGTGTTTGCAAAAGCAGGTAATGATTTCACTGCTGGTGAAACGCTATGCTCTATCAATACATCTACATTTGTAGCAACTTCAACAGGTGGCGCTTATATCGCTCCTGCTGTAGCTTTGTTCAGGTGAGTATGGTTGGTTCGGTAAAGCTTCAGTTTAATCGCTGATTGATTCTCTCCCCTTCGGGGGAGGGTTTCTAGGTAGTTTTCATTCCGAGAGTTATCTACAAACCCCAAACCACTTTGGAGATTTAAATGTATCAAACTGATGTAAATAACCCAGACTCACGTCTGAGTGTAAAGTTTTACCAAAAAGCAATTCAAAACAATTTCAAAACAGCTTTAGAAGGCCGTCCTATTATGGAAATGGCTGACTTCATTCTTATTGAAATCCCTGGTAACAGTAACTTAACTATCGATACTTTTGTATCTGATACTGATAAGCCACGCTTCCCTATTCAATGGGCTAGATACCAAAACGAAAAAACAGATGGCGATATTGAAGGCACATTACTTCACGATTGGCCAGTTTTAAATACTGCTGTTGCAGCAGAACTAAAACACTTTAAATTCTATACCGTAGAGCAAATTGCAAGTGCTTCTGACGCTCAATTAAATACATTGGGTATGGCAGCAGGTATGTCACCACTTTCTCTACGTGACAAAGCAAAAGCTTTCTTGGCTAGTGCAAAAGACACAGCATTGGTTCAACAACAAGCAGACGAACTTCGTAAGCGTGATGATGAATTATCAGCAGTTAAAGCACAATTAGCAGAGTTAGCGTTCAAAATGAATCAACCAAAGGCAGAGCCTAAAAAAACAAAGGCTAAAGTCGAGGAACCAGTAGAGGAATAATATGGCATCAACTCTCTTGCAATTAGTGCAACAAGCATCGGCTGAAATGGGCTTGGCTATCCCTAATTCGGTAGCTGGCAATCAATCTGCTGATGTTACACAAATGTATTATTTAATTAATGCAGCAGGTAACGAACTTGCGAGAGAGTATCCATGGGAAGCTCTTAACGTAGAGTACGATTGGTACTCACAATACACACAATCTGATGGTGTAATTGTTGAAGGTTCTTATGTTATCAATGGCGTAGATCCTGCAACTGTAAACTTCATTAATTCAAAAGGCGCTACCAACTTCCAAGTGCAAGGTGAAGGCGTTATTCAAAGCACACAAGTTGTATCTGCATTAGGTACTACTGTAACGATTAACAGCGCTGCTACAGGTGACGGATCAGGCCAATACACTTTTGGTCAAGTAATGTACACATTGCCAGCAGGCTTTGACCGTATTACAGACCGTACACAATACGATAAATCTAAACGCTGGGAAATGTTAGGACCTGAAACACCTCAACAATGGCAATGGCTCAAGTCTAGCTACATTTCAACTGGCCCTCGTATTCGTTGGCGTATTATGGGTCAAAAGTTTCAAATATGGCCACTTACATCTACTAACGAATACTTAAGCTTTGAGTACATATCTAGCAACTGGGTAACCTCTGCTACAGGCACAACTCAAGCGCAATTCTTAGCGGACACTGATACTTGTATCTACCCAAACCGTTTAATGGTTTTGGCGCTTAAAAAGAAATACTTTGAAATAAAAGGTTTTGATACATCATCATTCCAGCGTGATTATGATATGCAACTTAACATCGCTAAAGCTAACGATGCAGGTTCTGCTACACTATCACTAGCACCAAGAACAGCCAATGTCCTAATTGGTTGGGAGAACATTCCAGACGCTAACTACGGAGCTTAATAATGGCTAGAGCTAAAAGAGCTGTATCACAGCCAGTATCATTACCAGCACCAGTAGGTGGATGGAACGCTAGAGATTCATTGGCAGCAATGAGTCCGCTAGACGCAGTTGTGTTAAATAATTGGTTTCCAGCTACAACAGAATGTGTAATGCGTAAAGGTTACACAAAACACGCTACAGGCATTACAGGTCAAGTAGAAACCATCATGGCCTACTCTGGAGGCGCTACAGACGAATTATTTGCTATCGCTGATGGCAAAGTATACGATGTAACATCATCAGGCGCTGTAGGGGCTTCTGTGTTGTCTGGGCTAACTAATTCACGCTGGGGTTATTGCAACATTGCAACCTCTGGTGGCAACTTCCTATCCATGGCTAATGGTGTAGATGCACCTCGTAACTATAATGGCTCTACATGGTCTACACCTGCTATAACAGGCGTAACAGCCACTACATTGCGTGACCCTATACTGTACGCTGAAAGACAGTTCTTTATACAAGATAACAGTCTTAAGGTTTGGTATCTACCAGTAGATTCTATTGCTGGTGCTGCGGCTGCTGTAGACATAGCTTCATTTATGACCAAGGGCGGTTACATTGTAGCTCACGGAACATGGACAATTGATGCTGGCCAAGGTGTAAACGACCACTATGTAATTATGACCAACAAAGGTCAAATTATCGTGTATCAAGGCATAGACCCTACATCAGTTACAACATGGTCTATGGTAGGTGTATGGGATATAGGTGCGCCAATAGGCCCTAGAAGCTTATACAAGTACGCTGGCGATATGCTTATTATTTGCCAAGATGGTGTAGTTCCATTATCAGGTGCTTTGCAATCATCTAGAGTTCAACCTAGGGTAGCCATTACCGATAAGATTCAATATGCTATTTCAGAGGCTGTAACCAACTACGCTACTAACTTTGGCTGGCAATTAATGTATGTGCCAACTATTAACCAATTATGGTTAAATGTGCCTGTGCAAGAAGGTCAAAATCAACAGCAATTTGTAATGAACACCATTACAGGCTCATGGTGTAACTACACCAACTGGAACTCCAATTGCATGGAGATGTTTCAAGACGAGCCTTACTTTGGTGGCAATGGTTATGTAGCTCACGCTTATTACAGCAATACAGACGGTGGCAACAACATTCAATCGTTTGGCTTGCAAGCATTTAACAACTTTAATAATGCAGGTACATTAAAACGCTTTACTATGTCACGCCCTATACTAAGGGCTGATGGTTCACCATCTGTTTACGCTGGCGTCAATATAGACTTTGACACAACCGATACATCTACAATCTTAAACTATGTGCCTGTAAACTATGGCGTGTGGGACAGTGGTATATGGGATGCGTCTGCATTTGGTGGTTCTCCTACTGTGTATCAAAACTGGCAAGGTCTAAATGGTGTTGGTTATTATGGCGCACCTGTGGTCAAGGTTTTATCAGCGCAGTTAAATGTAAGCTGGGTAGGCACTGACATTGTTATTGAGGGCGGTGCAATCTTGTAATGCTAGTCCAAGGCGAATATGTAGCTCGTTGGGTGATGGAAAAGGTAGGCTCTTATACCGAGGGCATGACTGCTCTTGGTTGGGAAATAGACGGTGTTATTGTTGCTGGTACGGCCTTTGAAAACTGGAACGGCAACAATATGTTTGGCCATCAACGAATAGACTCACCACCACCTAAAGGCTATTGGCTTACAGTAGTAGATTACATTTTTAATCAAGTAAAGGTTAAACGCTTTACAGCTACCGTAGAAGCCGACAACCACAAAGCAATAAGCCTTAATCATAAGATTGGGTTTGTAATAGAAACAACTTTAAAAGACGCAGGTCGTAACGGTGATTTACTTATAATGACTTTATGGCCTGAAAACTGCAAAATGTTAAACTGGAGTAAAAAAAATGCTAGGTAAATTCGTGCAATTAAGATTGCAAGGTGTTCGTGATCCATTTATATCTATGGCCAATGGTAAAGCTAAAGCACCACCAGCTCCTGACTATACTGCTGCGGCTAGAGAAACATCTGCTGGTAACTTAGAGGCTGCAAGGGCTACTGCTGCTGCTAACCGCACCAATCAAGTTACTCCATACGGCAATCTAACTTACACAGCCAACCCAGGCACTGATCCATACGGCAATACTTTGTATACAGCCACACAAACATTATCTCCAGAACAACAAGCAATCTATCAGCAAGAAAGTCAGCTTAACGAAGGCTTAATGTCTACAGCCAACAAAGGCTTAGATTACGCTAATGAAATGCTAAGTAAGCCTGGCGTAGATATGTCTAAATTACCGTCTTATGGCATTAACCCTGGCGAAACATACTCTGACGCTATTATGCGTAGATTAGCTCCACAAATTGCTCAAGAGAGCGAGATGTCTGACGCTCAACTAGCTAACCAAGGTATTGCTCAAGGCACACAAGCTTATGAGAACGCTAAACGACAATTAGCTATGAGTCAAAATGATCGTCAACTTGCCGCTATTACAGGTGGCATGAATGTAGGTTTGGGCGCTAATCAACAAGCCTTCCAACAACAAGCTTACAATCAAATGCAACCTATCAATGTTATTAACGCATTGCGTACAGGTTCACAAGTGCAAAATCCAAGCTTTGCTGCTACACCTCAACAAGCCAATACTGGCGGTGCTGATATATTAGGTGCTACACAAGCAGGTTATAACGCTCAAGTAGCAGCGACTAATGCTGCCAACTCTGCTAAAGGTGGCTTTATGAGTGGTTTAATGGGTCTAGGCGGTGCAGCTTTAATGTCACCAACAGGTACATTTACATCAGATATTAATGCTAAAGAAAACATTGCTAAAATTGGTTCATTGGACAATGGTCTTAACCTTTACTCATACAATTACAAAGATGGCTATGACTTGCCTGAAGGCAGACAAATTGGCGTTATTGCTCAAGAAGTTGAAGCGTTTATGCCAGAGGCTGTTGTTGAGATGCCTAATGGGTTTAAAGGTGTCAATTACGCAATGTTAGGGGTTTAATATGAGTTTATTTGGTAATCAACAAGAAATGCCTCAAGATGACACAATGATGCAACTTGAGTTACAGCGCAGGTTAAAGTTTGCCGATGCTTTGCGTCAACAAGAAGCGCCTCAAGGTCAGATGGTGTCTGGCATATATGTAGCTCCATCAATAACACAACAACTTGCTGGATTAGCTAATAAGTTTGTAGCTGGAAGAAATGAAGAAAATGCTATTAAACAATATGGTGATTATCAAGCTGCTGAAAAAACCAAAATGGCTGACGCTTTAAAAACATTTGGCAAAGCATTTGAGCCTACTACACAAACGCAAACTACCTACGCTCCAGGTGTTGGCAAAGAATTGGCTATTGGTGATACAGTTCAAACTGCGCCTAATTACAGCCCTACAAGCAACGCTAACGAGATGGTTGCACCTACATCACCGTATGGCACACAAAGCATGACAGGCAACGCTGTAACATCTGTTCCTACTACGACAACAACAATGATGCAGCCTGATGAAAACACCATTAGACAAGCTTACATAAATTACGCAACTGCCACTAAAAAACCTCAACTAATAGAAGCGTTAATGACAAGTGACTTTGACACCATGAGGAAACGCAATGCACCTTATGAGCTTGCTGCTGGTGCAAAACGATTTGAAGGTGGTACTAATCGTCTTATTGCGGAAAATCCTAAACAAGATTCAGAATCTATTTCTAATTTAGAAAAAGAATACCGCTTTGCTCAAAAAGGCGGTTATCAAGGTTCTCCAGAAGATTGGAAACGAATTTCATCAGAAATGACTCCAGCACAAAGAGCGCAATTAGATATTGCAATGGCTAACTTAGGTATAACTAGAAACGAAAGTATTTACAAATACGGCAGTCCTACACCGTCTACACCGCCAATGGCAAAACCTAAATCTGTTACGATGAATGATGTAAATGAAACTGCTAGAAGTTCTGGAAAAACAGTAGAGCAAGTTAAGCAAGACTTTAAAGCACA